GTTATACCTAGCCCGGCTGTTTGGGTTGCCAACCATGCAGTTTTGAGAGACGGAGGTAATGGCCGGTTTACCGGGCGGCAGGCACTTGGCCGCATTCTTCCTCTCATCTCTCGGTGGATTTGTTTATCACACACCTTTATCAAAGAAATATCCTAACGTCACCCTATCGTAAAAGGGGTAGTTCCGCTGGAACGGGTTCATCACCATCGATGCTCTGGAGAGTAGGTTTTCGGCCTGTACTCCATAACAAAACAAAATTGACGCTCCGCGGGTTGGATTCCTTGTCCTCTGAGAGATGGTGATTGATACCTCAGGCTAATCAAAGTCGTTACCGACCCCTTAACCACCAACGCAGACAACGATACAACAACAACGTACCAATGTCGACCGCCGACTGCGCTGGCTCAAAAGAAGAAGATCGGCTTCTCCCTCCCCTTTCTCGGTCTGAAACTAACCCCTCTGTTGAAGCTACTCCTTATCAGCGCCTGCGCCTTGCAGGTGACCTACTCGTAAGCTCGTCAAACGACTTACCTGAGGTCCCGCCTTCGTGCGGTACTAGGCTGGGAGATGTGAGGAGGGGGGAAGTAAGTTTGCCCCGAGTCGCCGGCTCGTCTTGTGGTAGTGCGATTCAGTTCTGCGCACACGAGGAGAGACGCGGCCGTGAGGGAGTTTTACGGGAGGGAACCACTCTCATTCCTGGTCATGAATTTGAAACTGACCCCGACACGTGCCCGTCACCCTTTTTAGGTTTCGCTCTAGGCATGCCAGCTCGCAACAGACGCGGTTCTTTCAAAGAACGTCTGTTCAAGAAGCGCTGCTGGCTTGACGTGGGATCTGATTTGGATGAGGTTTCTAGGCGACTTTTGGTGTTCGCCGACCTTGGTGATGGTGATGAGTGCGCTACAATTACGCCTGCAGTCGCCGACTCTAACCCTTATGCGGTGTTAGAGAAGGCTCCCACTGACTGTTGCTCGCGCACTAAAGTGTTGGATGGTAAGGCCCGGACGCTCGTTAGGTGGTATGAGCATCTGGGCCTCCGAAGGAAAGGATACTCCCGGAGTGGTATCCAGTGTTCCGAGCTCCGAACCGCTGTTCGATCCTGTTTCGATACTCAGCTCCCCGTCGAGTGGGAGTTGAGCTTCAAAACCATTTCAAAAATTGATGCCGACGTTTGTTCTTTCTGCGGATTGAACGACGATGACAAGATTGATGAATGGAAACAGGATCGTATGGCGGACGTCGAGTATAATGAGGAGCATCTCGCTTTGTTTGAGAAGTGTGTGTCTATGAACGTCCCTGATCGATGGGACGATAGGCGCACACCTTTTATGCCGAGTGGTAATGCAACTTGTCATAGCTCGAGAAGGAAGGGCGGAAACTGGAACGAGGAAGAGTTTTCGGACGAGTGTATACCGAAGTTAGTGTGGTCAAAGGGGAAACCCCGAGTCGTAACACTTTATTCTGAGTATAACACACGAGTCCTGACTCCACTCCACCACTCCCTCTACACACGACTCCGAAAGCGGGACTGGCTTCTCGTAGGAGACCCTCGCGACGAACATGTCCAGAGTCTGAACGGCGGCGGCGATTACGTGTCCATAGACTATTCGCAGGCCACGGACCGGGTCAAGTCCCGTTACGTTCAGATTCTGGTCAAGGTTTTGAAGCAGAAGAGTTGTGGTATGAGCGAGGAGGAAGAGAGGTGTCTTGACGTTCTTTCGGAACTTCGCTTCGATGGTTCTCTTGCACAGTCCGGACAACCCATGGGGTCCGTCATGTCATTTCCGATGCTTTGCATCATCAACAAAACGAATATTGACATGTCCCTTGGGAGCCTGATGGACAGTGGCAGGATAGGCCTCGAGGAGTACCGGTCGATCAGACTCAAGATCAACGGCGACGATGGACTGATCAAGGAACCCCGCGCGGGTGAGGTCATGTTGCTCGACGCCGTCCGTGCGAACAGCGCGGAGATCGGCTTGTGTTTGAACGTCGAGAAGACGATGGTGGATTCCGAATTAGCAGAGATCAATAGTACCTTGTTTCGCAAAGGTGTTTTGGTAAAGAAATTTAATGCTTCTGCTATTTGGATGAAGCCCGAGATGGAGGATGTTCTCGGCTTTGCACACGAAGCCAGTACGGATTTGGAGACGTTTCGGAAGATTGTGAGGGGCAACCTTCACATTCTTCGCTCGCAAGAGTGTAAGAATCTCCACGCTTTGCCTTATTATCTCCAGATGGTGTGTAGGAGAGATAAGCGTATCCGTGCTGCGCTGGTGTGTGTTCCTGTTCGGAAACGTCCCGCCGTTGTAAATCCGTTTCCGGTTGAGGCTGAGCCAGAGGGGTTTTTCTTGCCCCTGGATCGTAGAGATAGCGCTGTTTCTGGCGCTATCGACAAAGCCAGACCGGGTGCCCTTGAAAGGGCCGGTGTTCGTAGGGCTCGTTTCCGCACACGCGTTGTAGACGATGCAGTGAGTTTCAGTAGCCTTCTAAAAGTCCCGCCTGCGGGACCTGCTGTTACTCTTAGCTGTTACGTAGAGGCGTGGAGGGAAGAGCTGAGGGAGAGGAATTCGATGGAGGATGAGAGAGAGAGAGGGGATCTTCAGTATGAACCGGCTGAGATCCTCGAAAGTGGCAAAGGTTCCCTTATCACGAGAATGGAGCTGTTCATTCGTGACTATAAGGAGTTAGTTTCTACCCCCCCGAGAAAGTCCGTATCGGAAAGTAAGTCAGGCGGAGATGACTTTATTCCCTTTACGTAGGTCTTAACTGACTAAGATATCGAAATCCTGATGTGATTGCTTACCGGCAATCCGACGTTCTGCGTCGCGGGTGGTTATAG